ATGGAGTACCACGATAACAGACTTTGCATCTCGATGCGGGAACTTGTGGATGGCGGTGTGATGACCGTACCCAACTACAAGCAGCTCTCTGCACGCGGTCGCATAGACATTGTGCGTCGTGGTGGAAGAGGCGGCTATGCGCTCATCGCGGTTAGCAGTCTGCCCGATGCTTATCAAGACAAACTCAAGGAGATTTATCCGGACCCGTCGCTTGAGGTGTTGCTTGCCTGGCTTGATGCCAACTACGAGGTGGACCAGGCTGCTGTCGCTTATTTCAACGACTGGCGCAACCAGTGCGGACACGACCATGCTACTGACGCTCATGTGAAGGAGTATGTGACCAACGCCAGCGTGCTGAATGCTTGTATCAAGTTGTACAACAACGCCAAGGCGATACAGAAGACGATGGGCCAGAAGTATGACTGGAGCATGATGTCGCAAGCTGTGGAGGGCTACCGTATGAAGACCGGGCACACCTTGCCGGCAAGTATGTTGCGCTTCCGCAAGAAGGTGAACGAGTACCAACGAGACGGCTACCAGTGTCTCATCAGCAGAAAGTTCGGTAATCAGACAAGTCGTAAGGTGGATTACCGTACCGAGCGTTTGATTCTGTCGATAGCCGTGTTACCCAACAAGCCGTTCAATACCAATGTTTGGGAATTGTACAACTCGTTTGTGTGCGGTGAGCTGGACGTGTATGATCCAGAGACCGGTGAGCTTTTCGATGCAAGCGAGTGGACCGACAAGAACGGTGACCCGAAGTCGCTGAGCGAAAGCACCATCACCAACTATCTTAACAAGCCCAAGAACCGACTGTTTATTGAACACTCGCTTGACTCTTACACCACATTCATGCACGAGCAGATGCCACACGTTCACCGCCATGCGCCTGAGTTCTCGTTCTCAAAGATTTCATTCGATGACCGCGACCTCCCACGCAAACTGAAGGATACCAAGGCAAGGCCGAAGGCATACTACGCCTACGATGTCACAAGCCAGTGCGTGGTGGGCTACGCCTACAACCGCAACAAGAACGTGGACTTGGTTGCCGACTGCTTCCGTTCGATGTTCCGACTGATAGAAAGCAAGGGCTGGGGTTGCCCGGCGCAGGTTGAGGTGGAGAACCACTTGATGAGTCAGTGGAAAGAGAGTTTCCTGAAGGCAGGAGTATTGTTCCCATTTGTGCGCTTCTGCGCCCCGATGAACTCCCAAGAGAAATACGCTGAGCCGATGAACGGTGCCAAGAAACGCCGTGTGGAGCATAGAAACCATCTCGGCATCGGACGCTTCTATGCCAAAGACAGACACTACCGCACGGAGGCCAAGAAGGTGTTTGATGAGAAGAATGACACCTATGAGGACAAACAGTACTACACATGGGAAGAACTGATTGCAGACGACATCCGTGACATCAAGGAGTTCAACAATACCCTTCACCCGAACCAGAAGAAATACCCCGGCATGACACGCTGGCAAGTGCTTGAAGCCAATATGAACCCAACGCTTCAGCCAATGGATAAATCGGTGTGGGCACGCTTTATCGGCGAGCACACAGAGACCTCCATACGCAGGAACAGCTACTGCAGAGTGGCGTATAAGGACTGGTGGTTGAGCAAGACTGAAGTGATGGAACGTCTCGATCCGAACAACTACAAGGTGGATGCCTACTATCTGACCGATGAGGACGGCAAGGCAACCGACGTTTATATCTTCCAGAACGACCGACTTATCGACAAGCTCGAGGACGTGGGCACGTTCAACACTGCCGATGCAGAGCAGACTGACGAGGACAAGGAGATATTCGTGAACCAGCAGAAGAAGATAGCAGCATTCAACGCATACGTGAAGAAGAACGCTATTGCAACTGTTGGCATATCCAAGCCGGAACACTCAGAAGAGGTTGCACCACCGCCACCGCTTGAACTTCCACCGATGGAAAGCGAGCAGGAAATGGAAGTGACCTACCACATTTCTGACCCGTTGGCAGATTTATAGAATAATATTAGAATACAATTAAAATAACGTGAGACATGATAACGAATGAGAACAAGAAGCGGATATTGGAGGCTATAGCCACCAACCGCACGAACTATCCGAGCGATGCCAAGCACGCTGCTTCATTGGGCATCAGCACCTCGGTATATAGCGCCATCAAGAATGGTCAGACAGACAAGGCACTGAGCGAAGCCAACTGGATAACCATCGCCCGAAGACTGGGTGTGAACCTCAGAGGAGGCATTGAATGGAAGCCAGCACGCACCGCCACCTTCGAATATATCACCAAGCAGCTGGAGTTCAGCCAACAGAGCGGACTGAGTGCGATACTTTGTGATATACCCAACATCGGCAAGACATTCACGGCACGCTATTATGTGCAGTGCCACCGCAATGCCATCTATGTGGATTGCTCACAAGTGAAGACCAAACTGAAGTTGGTGCGCAAGATAGCCACTGAGTTCGGTGTGGGCAGCAACGGAAGATACAGCGACGTGTACGAGGATTTGGTCTATTACTTGCGCTCAATCGACACCCCACTCATCATTTTGGACGAGGCTGGCGACTTGCAGTATGAGGCATTCCTGGAACTCAAAGCCTTGTGGAACGCTACAGAAAGATGCTGCGCCTGGTATATGATGGGTGCGGACGGACTGAAAGCCAAAATCAATCGCTCCATTGAGTGCAAGAAAGTGGGCTATACCGAGATGCTCAGCCGATACGGTGACCGCTACTCGAAGGTAACGCCCGACGACTGCAAGGAGCGTGAGAAGTTCCTGAAAGACCAGGCGAGCGTGGTGGCAAAGGTGAACGCCCCTGAAGGTGCGGATATTGCTACCCTGGTGCGCAAGTCGGGTGGTGGACTGAGACGAGTTTACACGGAAATTGAGAAACTAAAAAGAGTATAGTAATATGGAAACAAAGATAACAGTGACATTCACAGATGGAAGTCGCAGAGTGTTGAAAAGTCCAGAGAAACTGGAAAAAATAGACGAAAACCGGGAAGCCTGCTTTGTGATGGATAACGGACAGGTATATTATGGCTATTGTAATGGTGAAGTTGACGAAGAAGGTGATTTCTGCCTAATGAGGTCCATTCATGGCATAGGGCTGCCATTTAATCGCCTTCTCGGGTGGTGCTACAAGTCAAGTGGAAGAAAGAAATAAAACGTGAGTAAGTGATATGGCAAAGCGAGCATACAGCCCCAAGGATGTGGCGAATATCAAGTGTAAGGCACTACCATTTGAAGGACAATGGAAAGACGTGTTCGGTCAGCCTGAAGAGGGCGATACATGGTTTATCAGCGGACCCAGTGCCAGTGGCAAGAGCTCCTTCGTTATGCAGTTTGCCAAGATGCTCTGCGGTATAGGTAGCGTGTTGTATGTGTCCTTGGAAGAGGGCGTTGGCCTGTCGATGCAACGACGGCTTGCCCAATTCAAGATGACTGACGTTCAAGGCTCGTTCCGCCTCATTACCGATGGCGACATCAAGGCATTGGAAGAACGCCTGGCGAAACCCAAGAGTGCCAAGTTTATCATCGTGGACAGTTACCAGTACGCATACGAAGCAGGGTGGGAATATTCACTGACCAGGGCACTGATAGACCGCTTCAAGCGCAAGACCTTCATTTTCGTCAGCCAAGAGGATAAAGGCAAACCCATCGGAAAGCCTGCCATCAGATTGAAATACGCTGCCGGCGTGAAGGTGAGAACGCAAGGCTTCCGTGCATACTGTCAAGGACGCTATTCAGGCAACGTAAGTGAATACTACACCATCTGGGCGGAGAAAGCCGTGGAGGTTTATAATGACAAGTCTAACAACTAAACATAACTGAGATGAAGAAGAAAGTTTATATCAGCGGAGCGATAGCCCACTACGACCTTAAAGAGCGTATGGCAACCTTTGACCATGCGGCACGCTATCTCTCCATAAAAGGTTACGAGCCGGTGAACCCATTTGAAAATGGTGTTTCGCAGGAAGCACACTGGATGGAGCACATGAGGGTGGACATTGCCCTGCTTTTGAAGTGTGACTGCATCTATATGTTGCAAGGTTGGGAATTGAGCAAGGGCGCAAAACTGGAACTGGATGTTGCCAGTTCGTGTGGCATTAAAGTGATGTTTGAAGGACATGAGAACAATGTTCGTGAATACACCTGCTGCCTTTGCGGTAAGTTCCAAATCGGCTATGGAAACAATCCTCATCCTTTGAAAGAGGAAGGAGAGTGTTGCCCAAAATGTAATTTGAAAGTGTTAAGTGAAAGAATAAGGTTGTCAAAATTGAAATAGATATGGCACAGGAAGTAACCAATTTCGCTCGGTTTTATGCAGCACTGAACCTCATGCCTTGCGGAGGCGACCGCGAGGAACTGAAGAAGCAGGTGGTGCGTCAATACACATGGAACCGCACCGACAGCCTCCGGGAGATGACGAGGCGCGAGTATAACGACTGCTGTGATGGCTTGGAGAAACTGAACGGCTACAAGGACGAGCAGAAAAAGCGCAGGAGTGAGTGCCTACGGCTCATGCAGAAGCTCGGTATCGACACCACTGACTGGGTACGCATCAATGCCTTCTGCCAAGACCCGCGCATAACGGGCAAGCCTTTTGCCCGGCTAAGCAATGAAGAATTGGAGCAGCTGTCGGTAAAGCTCCGCTCCATACAGCGCAAAGGAGGACTGAAGCCAACGAAGCCAAAAGACACTACGACACAGCCCACCTATATGCTGGTGAACATAGGACAAGGAGGTGAGGCATGAGGAGCAAAGTGACCCGTGTGATGAACTTCATCCACACCATCGCACGCCAAGAACTACAGGACGACCAGTACATCGAATTTCTCGAAAACATCGAGTACGAGATAGACCGAGAGTTGGAAGAAGGCTGGCCAGAGGAAGAAACAGAAGACGAGTAACGAACCAAATAATAATCACCAAAAATCAAAAGAAATGGCAAAAAGAGAAAAGAAAGTAATCATTACCGGTGTGACAAGAGAATCAGCCGATGAAGCGTTTGCAGCCTACGCAAAGGCAGACGCACAGAGTGCGAAAATCACGGCAGACATTGAATTACAGTGTGCCAAGATCCGCGAGAAGTATGCCAACAAGCTGGCAGAACTGGAAGGAGAGAAGGAGAAAGCCTTCGACACGCTCCAGGCTTATGCCACCGAGAACCAGGCAGAGTTGTTCACCAAGAAAAAGAGCCTTGAGATGGCGCATGGCGTTATCGGCTTCCGCACGGGCACACCGAAGCTGAAGACCCTGAAAGGCTTCACATGGGCAAGTGCCCTGCAGCTGGTGAAGGAGTTCCTACCAGGCTATCTGCGACAGACCGAGGAGATAGCCAAGGACAAACTCCTTGCAGACCGCGAGGTGGAGGATATGGTTCCTCAGATGAACAAATGCGGTATCCAAGTGGTGCAGGACGAGACATTCTACGTTGAACCCAAGAAAGAGGATGCTGTATGATACTGGAAGTGGAGAAGAAACCGAAAGTGGCCTTGTGCCGTAAGTGTTACGGCACAGGTCGTCTCCACGACAAGGAGACTGGCAAAGAATGCACATGTGACCAATGTGAGGGAACGGGTAGAGTAACAGTCAGCGCAAAGATGAGCTATGACATCCGTCCCTATAAACCAAGAGACAGACACTAAAACATTTTATGAGCAAGAGGCGAGGAGCAAGCTATCAGAAACGTGTCACCGACATAAATAGGATATACGACCAACATGCCAAAAGCGGAATCAGCAACCGCGAGATATGGCGAAGGTACGTGTATCCTGTTTATGGTATATGTGAGCGTACCTTCTACAACCTCCTCAATGCCTCTTGTGACCCTAAGAACGAAGTGCCACAAGAGGCACAGACGTTTCTAAAATTCGACTTTGACGATGAACCAGGACATACAGAAAATTATCCGCAATATCCTAAACGACATTAGGGTGGAGATGGGCGACGAGTTCGACAGGAACTTCGAGCGGCAGGCTTTCTTCAGCGAGGCATGGCAGCGCAGGAAAAGCCCCACACGGCCGGGCGGTTCCATACTGATAGACACCGGCACCCTCCGCCAGAGCATATTCAGCCGAACCACCGAGAACAGCATCACGTTCTTCACCACGCTGCCGTATGCGGCCATACACAACGACGGAGGGGAGATAAAGGTGACTAATAAGATGAAGCGCTTCTTCTGGGCAAAGTATTACGAGACCTCAGGAGCGTTCGGCCGCAAGAAGAACGGCGAGTGGCGCAACGACAAGCGCACCGTCCAGTTGAGCACTGAGGCCGAATTCTGGAAGTACATGGCGCTGATGAAAGAGGGCAAGAGCATCAAGATACCGCGCAGGCGTTTTCTGGGCGTGTCACCCGAAGTGGAAAAGGCCGTCCGAGACATCGTGGAGGAGAACATCACCGAATACTTTAATGTGGAATTTGAAATCAAGCGAAAATGAGAAAAGAACTTTATAACCTCCTTTGCAGGGAACTCGGAGCGATAGCGGAAATAAAGCACATCGACCTGTGGAACCGCAACGTGGAGTTCATCGAGCAGGAAGAAGGGTGGGAGAGACCTGCCGTGTTCGTGGAGTTCGGCCCGATACAGTGGAAACCGATAGTGAACGGAGTGGAATACCGTGCCGAGCCACAGATAACCCTCCACATCGTCACCGACTGGGCAGGCGCTGCCAGTGAGGGCAGTCCGTTCAAGGAAGATGCGCTGGAGGTGTTCGACCTGCCCGACAGAATCCACAGGAGGCTTGCCAACCTGGAGGGCGAAACCTTCGGAGAACTTGACCTTGCGCAGAGCATCACCAACCATGACCACGAGGACATCGTGGAGACCATAGAGGTATATCAGTATGTCGCCATAAAACGGCTCTGATTTGCCCCGTATCAAACAGAAAGAGCGTTCCCGGCTGATTGCTTGGAACGCTCTTATTATGTTGTCAGAATTGAATTATAACACCGTCAGGCGGCATCGGTGAACAGCATCATGTCCGTGTAGTGCGAGCTGTAGTTCACGGTGGCGTTGAACTCCACTTTGTGACAGTTTCTGAATGGGTTGCCCACGGTCGGATTCCTGCCCATCCACTCGCAAAGCTCGATGATGGACGACTTGTTAGAAGTGAAGTAAACGAAACGATGACCGGCAAGAATGGTCAGCACATCAAGGTAATCTGACAGCTTCCAGTACATATTATATGTACCCACATCGGTGGAGAGATACGGCGGATCGACAAGGAACACCACATTCGGCACGTCCTTGTATCGGGCGAACAACTCCTTGTAGTCGCACGACACAACAGTGATGCCTTCCAGATAATCATCGCAAGCGGGATAGTCAGACTTGCGTATGTTGTTGTAGAGTGCCTCCTTCCTCATTTCAGGAATGCTCATCTTGTACTTCATGGAGAACATCAGTCCTGCGGAAATGGTGATGAAGTCAATGTACCCGACCTCACGCTCCTCCTGCTCCAGTCGGGCGAATATACGGTCGCGCAGCTCGCCACGGATGCAGCTGTGCTTGGGTATGCCCTCCGTCTCCACCATTTTGCGCAGGTCAGCCAAAAGGCGGTTGGTCTGCGGGATATGCTGTAGGCGGTTGCGGTAGCCGTCGAAGTCGTTGTATATGACTGTGGCATTTGGCTTCTGGCACTTGGTGATGTGCGACAGCAGACCTGAACCGCCGAACAAATCCACGAATACCGTGTCCTCCGGATATTGCTTCAGAACCTTGATGAACTCACGCGCGAACATGCGCTTCTGTCCCACGAAAGGGAGCGGTGCCGATAAATACTGTTTTTTCATGTTTTATACGTTCAGTTCAAATTTCACGTTCTCGTTCCCGTCGAGCAGTTGTATGGTGTGTTCGATGTTGTTCTCGTAGATATGCACATTCGCAAGGTTCAGCGTGATGGACTTCAACGGGAGGTCAATCTGCCGAGCCATAAGGTAGAGATGGTAGATGTCCGCAGGCAAGCCGAGGTTCGCGTCTGAGCTGCGCTGGTAAGCCGACACAACCAGTTCGCCGTTCTCTATCTGGAACTGGACGAGCGACAGGCACGGAGCCTGGTTTGTCTCCGCATCGGTGGAACCAAGGAACAGCACATAATTCTTGCTGTTGCGTTTTTCCCGGTTGATTCTTGCAATGAGTGGCGGCAACTTTTCAAAATAGGTGGGGTAGGAGTTTACGAGAATGGCACCGCAGTAGTCCCACCAGTTGATGCCCACCTCGCGGTACTTCTCCACGTTGCGTTCACCCTGCATGAAAAGCTGCAGCTCATTCCTTAACTTCTTGCGTGCGATGCCGTGCCCCTCGAAGATGTCGAGCAGGTCGGCAGGGGAGAGCACCAGCCTCTCGTTGAGCAGATAGCGTATGCTCCCCTTCTTGTTTTGTTGGCACTTGCCCTCGGCAAGCACTTTCTGTAAAATTTGATGGTATTTGTTCATGACCGTTTTGATTTTGAAAACGGTGCAAAGGTAACACGGCAGCACCTCTCCCTAACCAACAAGCCACCACGTTACACTGCAAGCAGGTTGCAGTCGGTTTTGAAACGGCGTATGAGGTTATAGACCTTGCGCTCGCTGACGGCATACTCCGTGGCGAGCCTTGCCACGATATAGGACACCTTCTCGCCCTGTGCGGAAAGCGTGCGGTATTCATTAAAAAGGTCGATGTACTGCACATCGTCCAGTCTGATTCCTGCCTTTTGGAAGTAAATCAGCAGTTCCCTGTTCAAATTAAGTATCTCTATCAGTTTCATTTTCAGAAAAATTTAGTACTTTTGCATCGTCTCACTTATTCAGCGCAATCGCGCACAACAAAAATAAACCTCTTACTGGCGAACGAGGGTATATGCCCCCGGTCGTGCCGGTAAGAGGTATCGTTGTGTTAATGAGTAAGTGAGACGACTAATTAACAGGCCGGGGGCTTTTTTATTTCCCTCCCCCGAAGGGATTGTTCTTAGTCTCGGTATAACTCCAAATTGAAATTATCCTTGCTCTTCCATCCGTCAGCCAGTGTGTCCTGGATATGCTGCATGGCTTTGGTATAGAAGTCCGTCAGTTCTTCGATGGTGCTGAACGTGTGATAGTATGGCACATCGTCTGTTCCGAACTTGAACGTGACTGGCAATGTCTTGCCGTCAGACTGCACAGCCAAGTCGTATGCCACCTTGTAGTTGAACTGGTTCTCGTTAGAGAGCCACACGCTCATGCCGTTCCACACGAAGCCAGAAAGTATGGTCTCGTTCGTGCGGTCGTTGAACCATTCCGACACCATGGTCTTGATGGTATCCTCAGATGGCTTTCCGTTGAACTCCGCCTCCATATAGTCAGCAGATCCATCCTCGTTGTTATGCACGTCCCAGCGGACGCGCCATTTTCCTTTGACGGGGTTGGTGCATTCAAGCAGCTTTACCCCTTGTGCTCCGTTTACTCTGTTCATCATGTGAAAATGTACTTTGTTCTACCTTTGCCGAAGGTTTCCGCCTTGATGGTGGTCTCGAATGGGAAGCCGTCTGGCATTTCACTCACTTGCTGGAGAATGTTTTTCATCTCCTCGCTGTTGGTGAAAAATTTCTTTGGCTCGCCGTTCTGCTCGATGGACACGACACAGCGGTCTTCGCCCTGGCTGGTTTTGACTCCGACCTCGAAGTCTTTTACCACGATGGGCAGGTTCACCAACTCGCGGATGCTTACCACGGCACCCGCAAATCGTTTCTTGCCGTCCTCCGGCTTGTAAGCGACATTCAAATCCTTAAATGATTTCATTTTTTTGCCTGTTAATTTATAAAACAAATTTCGGCAGCAAGCGTGCTTGGCCATTCCGTAGAATGACGCAATCAGTTCTCGCCGTCTCTTTCTTGACTTGACTTTGTGTAGTTTCCTTGCATACTTCTTCTTGACGCGCTTGCGCAGTAGTGAGTATGATCCGTTGAATGTCACATACCCCAAGAAGTCGATTCCTTGCGCTGATGGGAATACCCTTTCGTTCTTCTTGATTTCAAGGTCAATTTTTTCGACTTGCTCATGTACAATGCCGTGTGCCAGCCAATTTTCTTGCTTGTTGCCACAGAGCACTCTACCGTCATCGCAATAACGGTAGAAATGGCGGATGCCGTATTTGTCCTTCAGATAATGGTCAAGGTACTCGGACAACAAGAGGTTGCCAGAAGCCTGTGAGCTTCGCAACCAGAAGCTGATACCCTCCGGCAGAAGATGAAGAAAATGATCCAGGAGCGACAGCAGGATTTTGTCTTTGAATACTCTGCGGTAGCACCACATGACAAACTCAGGCTTAGTATTGTCATAGAAATGCTTGATGTCGAACTCGTAGCAGTAGCGTGTGCCTTCGGGGTCACGTTCCATGTCCAATTGCATGCACTTGCGGAGATCATGTGTGCCACGCTTCTTGATACTTGCTCCAGTCGTCCTGATAAAACGCTTATGCAGATGTTGGTCCACCACGTTCATCACGGCATACACTGCGATGCGGTCGTACATGGAAATAATCTGCAGGTGTCTTACTTTGCCATTCTCACAGATGACGCGTTCATGATAATTGCCGAGTCGAAAGGAACCGTCGGCAAGTTTTGCAGTCAGTTCTGCAATCACCTCCTCGCGGTGTGCGAGCAGATAGCGTCCTTGACGGCATCTCTTTCGTTTTGTCCCACGCAGTACACGGTCAAACGCTTCCGACATATTGCCGTAGGACGTTATCTCTTGCATGATATAGCCTTCTCTGTGCATGGTTTTCTTTTTATGATGGAAGATAAGGGCCTTCCTTTCCCCGGGCCAAACTTCTTCGAATCGTTACCGACCTACCAAACTCTATTGCCCGACACTTGATGTTTCAGCTTTCCACCTTTATATTGGTGCTTTTGCTGTGGCTCGTTTCCCTCGGCTCCACATTAGGGACACGTCCCCATCGTTGTACGCCGATTAGTTAGATTTCCAGGCGCGAGCCGACATTCGCATTCGCATTCGAGGCATCGTTATTCGCATTCGCATTCGAGACACCGCCATTCGCGTTCGCATTGTTGTACCCGCGATAGACCACACGGCCTATGGGAAACTCTACCAGTTTGCAAAGTTACTCATTCTCTGTGCAAAAGATGAATGAATATTACACTATGAGCCAAAATAACATTGCGATGAAACCTCCGAGCACTGTGCAAGCCCAGTCAATCCAATCCCAAGGACAGCCGTGTAGCTTGTCTTTGAGTTCGAGACATGAGGCTGCGATGATGGCAGAATAGATGGCTGCCCATGGTGACAAGGCGCACAGACCAACCAATAAACCGCCGATAAGATGCTTATAGCGGTTGCTTTTCTTTAGAAATGAGAAAATTTTGTTCATAACTTGTTGTGTTTTGAAAATTTGTTATTACCTTTGCAATGCGAGGGATGGGGTAACCTTTAGAGACCCGCTCTCGTTCCAGCCAAGTTTTCTAACTTGGCTTTTTTATTTGTACTATCTCTTCTCCTTGTATGCAGTAAATCAAATCAAACTTCTTATACTGGGATGTTCCCTGGAGACCATTGAATTTTGCAAGACCAGCTTGGAAGTTTTCCGCTGAGAAATTACCGTTAGGGAAGAATAAAACTGCGATTTTTGATTCTGGTTTAGATGCACAATGTTTGAGAGCATTTCTAATATTATTAGATGTGCCACTTTCTGCACCGGCGACCTCGAATTTAAGATTATCCCAAAGTCCCTCGCAACTCTTTCCTTTATACACATTCTGAGGCTCTTCCTCTAAAATAACAGAGTGCCCATGTTTATATCCAACATCTTGTATTGTGGTTTCATACCAGCCTTTGTCTTTGTCTAAGTTGTGCCCAATATGGGTGGCTTTTAAGCCCCCGTTCTTTTCATCAAAGGCAACATCTTTATATTTATCGTCTTTGATGAGTTTGCCATATAAGGAACGATTCTTTTCTATGTGTTCATTTTGAACATCTTTGATGCACCGAAGTAGCTTGCACGCAGCGCACAACTCATTTCCGGGAATGAACTTCGCCAACTTGATTTTCCCCTTTGCTATGTCGCAGTCACGGCATCGACGAATGGTGTAGGGGTTGTAGTCGGGTATGGTCTTGTCTTCCTTTCCTGGATTGAAATGGAAGATACCCTTTGTGTCACGTTGAAGAGCTTCTTCGCCCAGTGCCATTGCCTCATCGTGGGGAGTGGCAGGATATTTGGACTTGCGCACCTGCACTACGGTGCAACGACAGTTCCAGCCGTTGGGTGGATAGTACTCCTCCCAGAACGGGTCTGAAGGCGGAAGCGTCACGCCATTAAGCGCAGCGTGTTCCGGGCGCACCTTGCCATCGCCAGCCGTGCGGTACTGGAGGTTGTAACGGTCGCCGTCCTCAGAGAACCGTTCCCACTTGGCAGCCATCTCCGCAGACGACTGTACGAAGTTGTACTCCGCACGGAGGTAGTTGGAGTTGTAGGTCTTGTCTATCTTTCTAACATCATTCAAAAAGGCTTCGAATGTCTTTCTATTGCCGTTAGAATCCAGCAAGGACGGGAACGCCTCGTTCAACTCATGGAACGTTTTCATGCCGGAGAAGATGTAGTCCGACCGCTTGAGCCGCTTGCGCATGGCATCGGACATCTCCACCTTTTTGAAAGTGGAGTCCAGCACACCGGCATGGGCATCGATGAACTTCTGGATTTTCGGCTCTGTCAGCACCTCGATGCGGAATTGCGAACCCTCCAACGAGTAGAGCGTGTTCATCATTCCGTCGAACAGTTCAGAGAGCTGCTTGCGTATCTCTTCTTCGCGCTCCTTAGACAGCGACAAAGTTTGTGGATCATCGCCTAACAGCTGGGCGTAGCGTCGGTGCAGCCCCACATAATCGGTGGGGCTCAGTCGAAAAAACTGCCGTGTACGTTTTGCTGATGTTTCTTCTTGTTCTTTTCGTCCGGCTCGTTGTTGCCCTCGTCGTCATCATCATCGTCCCCTCCAGTCGGGAGCATAGGCTGTGCATTGCGTCGCTCCCCGACAGGCATGCTGTATTTCTCTGCAAAGTAGGATGGGTCCACTTCGTAGCGGTCGGCAACCATGGTCTCGTATGCCACCTGCTGCTCTGGTGTGTAATCGACAGCATCATCCCATTCGAAGCGCAGTCCCTTGATAGGGAAGCCGTGCTTTACCATGCGTGGGATAAGTTGGTTGTTCACGATGTCGCGCAGCATGGTGCAGTCGCTTTCCACCAGGTTCTCGAATACCTCAAGGTGTGTTTCTGATTGTGAGAGGCTGCTGCCGTCCTCGATTGTCATCGTCTGCCCGATGATGAGCTTTGACAGTTCCGAGTTGGCGCGATCGATGCGTTTGTCATAGACATTGAAGGCATCGCCCTTGCCACTCTCTACAAATTCAATCTCCGTGTCCTGCCCTGCCACCATGTACTGGCTTGCTCCGGCACCCTTGAGCATCTGTTCAAGTCGTCCCATCTCCTTGGTGTCGCGTGAGGTGGTGCGTGCAATACGCATCGGCATACCGAAAATCTCGCCGAAGGAATCCCAAAATGCCAACATGTTTTTCTTCGGAATGGTCTGCGTGGCAGCCTTCAGATACAGTCCGAGGTCGTCAGGCCGTCCGGCTTCAATGAGCCAATCTGTGAAAGGTGCGGAGCGGTAGTCTATGCCCGTAGTCCAGTCCTGCCCGAGCTGTTGAATCACACGGCCGTATTCCGGAATGACATGCTTCCGTGGAATGAGCTTCACATCCGTATAGCAAGGGCATCCGTCGCCATCTGTGGTGAGGTCGCCAAGTTCGATGAGCGAGTGTCCCCAAAGATTGGCGGCAAGCGCGTATTCGAGCATTTGCTTGAACCAAGCCTGGTCGAAATAGTGGTGTGCCTCCTCGTTCTCATTACCCTTTGCATCGACCAGTTTGAAGGACTTCGCCATGACGAATCCTACACGCTGGCGAACACAGCCCGATAGGTGAAGGTCAATATCCACATCGCGGTATATGTCGTAGAGACGTTGGCGGTTCGGGCTGTCCACATTTATAGCCATCTGCCAGGCGTTGCGCCAGTCGGCAATGTCCCTGCGTGTAAGTGCATCGGTGGTGCGTTGCAGTTCGATGACCATCTTCTTTATGCGCTTGCGGTCAGACGACTTCGCAAGGTTGAAGTCCCCGTTTGGCGTGTGCAGTATATTTTGACTGCCACCTCCGAACATACCGCTGAAAAAGTTCTTTATATCCATAGCGTTACCAGTTATGTCGTAATTGTTTCTGTGAACCGAATATGAGCAAGTCGCCAGTCGGTGTGCCGTCCTCGTCGGTGTTGAGCGGCAGGTCGGGGATGATCTTTCCGGCTTGCACGCCTTCCAGCCACTTTATGGCACGCTCGTAGCGCTCCTTGCGTATTTCGCTGCCCATCTTTTGGGGCATAGCGGCAATCATGTGATAGAGCGCAATGTCGGCGGCATACATTACCACCAAACGGTTGCGGTTTTCGCCTTCAGCCGAGAACACCACTTCCGTGTCGTATTTTGGTCTGAGGTAGCCGGCAATCTCCTCGCAAGCCTCCAGTTCCGCATTGTCGCGTATCTCCTGCGATGCCTGCGACACGACCTTCAGCGCATTTTCGCCTATGACCACTCTGTAGTCCTCTTCCGTGATAAACATAGTAAGCCTCCTTCCTAATGCGTCACATAAATGGCACGACGCTCGATGTCGGCAACCTTTACACCCTTACGGAAGCGGTGCTTGGCAACCAGTTCGCGGATGGTGCGTTTCGGTACGACCTTCAGCGAACCGTTCATGTAAATCACATAATACTTCATGCCAAGCAGCTTTGAGAGCTTGTTGGCTTTCTTGATGGCACGCTTGCACTGCCATCCCCAGATAATGTCCTTTATTACTTGTATCATTGTTACCAAATGTTTTTGGCGGTCGGTCTTTTGCCGAACACCGGTTTGAAACTTTCCTGTCTTGTATTGCGCTGGAGTATCCATATAGCGCCTTCATCAGCGTCAGGCGCATCGTCATGCACACGGCTGCCACGCTCCAACGCTAAAGTCTGTTCGATGCCCACCTGCATGTCGGGGTCTTCCTTCTTGCGCTCGTTGTACCAGACAAAGCCACGTTCCCAAAGAGGACTGACCGCCTCGATACGCTGGATTTTGTCTGGCTTCTTTCGCTTGTCGGGCATGATGGGCAGCTGGTAGCCACGCAGCTCACCTTCCACGGCAAACTCGTCCAAAATTACATCCTGCATGAAGTTCGCTTCCATGAAGAACTGAATAGCCACCGTGTCGCGTGTACGCTCGTAGAGGTCATATAGCCATCGAACCATCTCGCTGACTGTCGCCTGGCGCACGAAACTGTCTATGAGATGCAGTTCCGAGCCAATCTTTCCCCATAGGCGGCTCGCCTTGTAGTCGTTGGAGGTTGTCGATTTGAACGACGGGTCGGTGTAACACACCAGCATGTCGTACTTTTCGAGCTTTGGCAAACGCTTGTATCGAATCCAATCCGCACGGAAGATAGTACCATCCACGATAGGGTTGTGCATCATCTCCTTCTCCCAGGCACGATAGCCCACGAAGTCGCGGTAAGCCTGCGCCTCCTCTTTGGTCCATTTCTCCTTCCATACCGGTTCTCCGTTACGATCAACCGCCTGTATCTTGGAGAGAAACACGCCCTTTGTGCGCGAGATGTTGTAGAGCACCGAGTTCTTGCTGATAAGGTTGCCCACCATGATGAAACGGCCACGACCCACATCGAGCGCACCGAAGAGCGCCTCCTTCACCCAGTCCGTGAGGTCATGCACCAACTTCTCGTTGCGGCACAGCTGGTCGTCGTCCAAGTCGTCGATGACGATGTAGTCCGGACGGGCCTCACGGTCGCGCAAGCCACGGGGCGACTGACCGCGACCGCAGGCAAGGAACTTCACACCGCTCTTGGTCTTGAACTCTCCCTCCTGCCAGCCACCGTCATTCTTCTGCTGCCCGAAGTCAGCGATGAGCCGCTGGTTGTATTCCAGCTCCGCCTGGATGTCGCCGAGCAATCGGTCGGCATTGTCCTCCGACTTGCCCACGACCACCATAAAGTTGATGAGCCGCTTCGGTTGGAACATCAACCAGAGCGGCGTGAAAACATCGAGGTGTGTGGATTTGGCATGGCCGCGCGGCCACATGAACACCGCCTTCAGGTCGGGAGTGTTGCGCACCTTGCGTGCCGCCTCGTTGTGGAACGGCGCATTGTGAATAGTGCGTATGACCTCGCCGGTCGTCTTGTCGCGCAACTGGAGGAAGTGGGGAAAGTAATACTCGCAGAACGCCGCGTAATTATTGAGCAGACGTTTGATGCGCATATCCCTCTCCACGGGTGTTTCGCTTTTGAGAAGCGACGTGTCCGTAATGGACTGCACCTGCCGGCACCGCTCTTTCCATTCCTCGTATGCCTTTTTCTTTTCCGTTGCTGTTGCCATAGGCTGCCCTCCGTTACTTTATGCCCATCTGCTCGGTGATGTACAAGTCCTGGTACTTGTTGATGACACGCATCAGTTCGGGAGTAACTTCTGGGTCTGTCTGCGAGCGGTACTCCAGCCACTTGGAGAACGCCATGAACACCTCGATGGCATCCACCACATTAGCCTTCTTGTCGAGCTTCTCAATGACCGACGAGAGTTTAGCCAGCTTGTCGCCAAGTCCTGCAATGAGTGCAGGGTCGTCAGAACCATTCACTTGTGTAATGAGTGTGTCGATGGTGAGCAACAGTTTGTTCACCAGTTCAGGGCGTGTGATGTTCTTGGCGGCACGAGCCTCTTTCCACCCCTCGGCTGAGCACCATTTGGATATGGTGACGCGCGACACGTCCACCTTCTCCGCAATCTCCTGCTGCTCCATGCCCGAAAGATAGAGCGTGCGTGCCAGCGATTTCTTTTTTTCAATATCTGCCTTTGTCATGTTGATAAGGTTTTTGTTCACATCAGGGCATACCACGCCCCGATTTATTTGCAAAAGTGCCACGATTTCGGTGGCTCTCCAAAAAAGTGTGCAATGGTTTCATAGAAGTGTGCAACCATTGCACACTTTTTTGGCGGACAGACATTTACCTCGTAATATTGCAGTCGCAAACCGGGCGGAGCAGCCCCAAAAACAGCAACGACATGAGTAAAGGAAAACGAGTAAGAATAACCAACGACAGCCTGAACAACTACGGCACAAGGGTGCTGACGGCAGGCATGAACGTGGAGCAGTATCAGCGCAACCCGGTGCTGCTGTACATGCACGAGCGCGGCAACGTGATAGGCTATGTGAAAGACCTGAAGGTGGAGGACGGCGAGGTGACCGGCGAACTGATGTTTGACGAAGCATCCGAACTATCCACACGCTGTAAGAAGCAGTATGAGTTCGGCAGTCTGAAGATGGTGAGCGCAGGGCTTGACATCTTGGAAACAAGCGAAGACCCCGAGTTGCTGGTGCAGGGGCAGACCAGCCCCACCGTCACCAAGAGCAAACTGTTTGAGGTCAGCCTGGTGGACATAGGAGCCAATGACGATGCCATCGTGCTGCAGAAGGACGGCAAGAAGATAACCCTCGGCAAGGACAGCGAATGTCCCTTGCCAATGTTGAACAACAATAATCAAAAACAAATGGAACAGAAACAGATTGCCCTGAAGTTGGGCTTGCCGGAAACGGCAACTGAGGCGGACATCAACGCCAAGCTCGGTGAGTTGAAGGCTGCCAAGGAAGAGAACGAGAAACTCCAGCAGGAGAAGGCGACCCTCACGCTTGCCGGCATCACCGCCATCGTGGAGAAGGCGGTAGGGGAGAAGCGCATCGCCCCCGACAAGAAGGACGAGTTCATCAACCTCGGCAAGGAAGTCGGCAAGGAGAAACTGGAGCGCATTGTCGCAGCCATGGCTCCGCAGATGAAACTCAGTGCCGTTATCGGGCATCAGGGCGGAGCGGCAACACAGCAGCCGACTGCCTACAAGAAACTGAGCGATGTGCCGTCAAGCGAACTCTTGACCCTCCGCAAGGAGCAGCCCGAAGAGTACAAGCGACTCTACAAGGAAGAGTACGGCATGGAGTGTGAACTTTAGTACAAACCAATAAAACAAGAAAAAGCAATGAAAGCAAAAGTATTTTTGACCATGATTATGGCTGTGCTGTTCAATGCGATGACAGGAGCCGTATTCGGTATGGCATTGGGCGTGTCGCCCGTGGCAGGTGCCGTCGGTGCCAATGCCGTCGCGCTTGCCGTGAGCGGTGCAATGCCTGTGGGAGTGGCACGCGAGGGCGTGCTGAAAGAGATTTGGACTGGTGAGCTTGTGAAGGCACTCCGCGAGTTCCTCGCCGGCACTTGGCTTGACGGCATCCCCGACAGTTCAAGCATTGTCGATAACGATGTTATCCACCTGGTAGAGGTAGGTGTGGACCCTGACGTACTTGTCAACAACACCACCTACCCAATCCCCTTGCAGGCACTTGATGACAAGGACATCGCCATTCAGCTTGACAAGTTCCAGACAAAGGTAACACCAATCACCGACGATGAGTTGTACGCTATCAGCTACGACAAGATTGCCCGAGTGAAGGAGAGCCATTCAAACGCCATCAACGATGCCAAGTTCGCCAAGGCTGCACACGCCCTCTGCGCACAGAAGAACACTGCCAAGACCCCGGTACTGACAACTACCGGCGAGCGTGACGCGACCACCGGCCGTATCAAGATGACCGCCAAGGACGTGCTCGCGATGAAGGCAGCCCTCGACAAGTTGGGTGTTCCGACCACGAACCGCCGCCTCGTATTGTGTACCGACCACGTGAATGACCTCTTGGAGACCGACCAGCGTTTCAAGGAGCAGTACAACATCGACCGCAACACCGGCAAGGTGGGCAAGCTCTACGGATTCGACATCTACGAGTATGCCAACACCCCGTACTTCTCAGCCAAAGGCGAGAAAAAGGCAGTCGGCGACAATGGAGAGACAGCCGGTGACTTCCACTGCTCATTCGCATTCTACACACAGCGTGTGTTCAAGGCTACCGGCTCCACCAAGATGTACTGGAGCGCAGCCGAGAATGACCCCGAGTACCAGCGCAACAAGGTGAACTTCCGCCACTACTTCATCTGCATGTTCAAGAAGGCAGACGCAGGTGTTGTAATGACCAGCGGATATAAAGCTGAAGCGTAATGGCGAGAATGAAGTATTTGGTCCTACACTGCACAGCCACCCCTGAAGGCCGTGAGGTAACCTCCAAGGAGATACGCCACTGGCACACCGACCCGGTAAGCAAGGGTGGGCGTGGCTGGAAGCAGGTAGGATATACCGACCTGATACACTTGGACGGCAAGGTGGAGCGCCTTGTCGATAACAACGAGGACGCGGAGGTGGATCCGTGGGAAGTGACCAACGGCGCGAAAGGCTACAACAGCGTGAGCCGACACATCGTGTATGCCGGAGGCTTGGCCAAGGATGGCAAGACCGCCAAGGACACACGCACGGCAGCACAACTGAAGGCGATGACCGACTACGTGCGCAACTTCCACGAGCGTTTTCCGCAAATCAAGATTGTGGGACACCGCGACCTTCCGGGCGTGAACAAAGCCTGTCCGAGTTTCGATGTGGCGGGGTGGCTCAAGTCAATAGGCATTTACCAACAGTAAAAATATGGATGGCATGAATATCAGCGAAGTCCTGAACGTCCTCCTCGGCGGAGGTCTGGTGGCTACCATTGTGGCGATATGCACGTTGCGGGCTACCATAAGGAAAGCGAAAGCGGAATCGATGAAGGCGGAAGCCGATGCCGAGACGGTGCGTATGGACAACGCCGAGCATGCCACCCGTATCTTGGTAGAGAACATAGTGAAACCATTGAAGGAAGAACTCAATGAAACAAGAAGATACCTCGAAGCGTCGAAGCGCGAGATGGCGCGTCTCAGGAAGGCTATCGACACTGCGAACAGTTGCAAGCATCATGATGACTGCCCTGTTCTTGTCGGGCTGCGCGACAAGCCGAAAGGCGAGCGTGGCCACGGAGGAAAGCGTGAGACAAGTATCCGCGGACACCCTCCGGAGCGAAGTGCGTCAGACGTGGACGGAGACAGTACCGCAGGAGGAAGCCAAACTGGAGATACCCCTGGCGGAACTGACTAACCTGCCCGAAAAGGCAGAGTACCGCGCCAAGAACGGCAGAGCCAACGCGACTGTGCAGAACAAAGGCGGCACCATCGTGGTGTATGCCACCTGCGACAGCCTGCAGCGCCAGTGCGAATACTATGAGCGCCAGATGGCGAGCTACAAGAAAGCATTGGAGCAGCAGAAGAATGAAGCCATAACGGAAAAAGAACGCAGTTCAAATCCGTGGAAGATGCTTCTCATCGCCTTTATTGTCGGAGTGGCGACCGGCACAGTATTAACAATCATAACAAGAAAAATATGGCAGAAAGTAAGAAATTCATGTACGGCATCGGTGTCGTAAAGTTTGGTGACAAGACAGTCGGCTATATAGAGAAGGGCAGCTGGGACTGGGGTGGAGCCAAGCCCGAGAAAGTGGATGTGGAAGCCGAGCAGGTGCCCGGTGCTCCCGTGCTGACTCTTGTCACGAAGAACGGCACTATAGCCCCCACGTTCAACCTCATACAGCTGGACTACGAGAACCTCCAACTCGCCCTTGGTGGAACGCTTGTCGGCACGCAAGGAGCCTATACTGGTTGGAAAGCCCCGACCGACCTTGTGGAACTCCGAGACAAGTGTGAGATTCAGCTGAAGAGCGGGCAGACAGTGACGATACCGAGTGCCACCCTTATGGCCAACCTCGGAGGCAAGCTCACCCTGACCGAGGTCTCCAAGATAGAGTGCCAGTTGACGGTGAACGCGCCTGATGACGGCAGTGCTCCCTATGATGTGGCCGATACCAAACCAGGGGAGTAGCGCATGAACCGAGCAATCGAAAAAGAAGCGGCGGAGGCACTCCTTGACAGGGGTGTCTCCGTGCCGTTTAAGGACATACGTCTGCCGTTCCGCAAGAAACCGCTGAAGGTGCGCATCACCATGAAGCGCCCCACATTGGCAGGACAGATAGAAATCGGGCGGCAGTACCTGGAGATGGACATAACGGCAGAAGAGGTGCGGACTATGCCTAAGCTGGGGCAGATGCGTTTCATTGCCAAACACGGCAAATGCCTGTCGCGCATCATCGCCTACACCGTGTGCAGGGGGTATATATCCCGCCATCTGTTTGTGGGGCTGACCGCATGGCTCGTGCGCAACTTCGTGGCGTACCAGTATCAGGTGGCCGCCACCGAGCAGTTCGAGCGTCTGATGGGCACAGGCCCTTTTATGAGTATTATCAGATCCGCGGAACGGACGAACCCGATGAAGCTGAGACTGAGCCAAAAAAAGAAGGGGAGTTAAGGACCGAGTATGAAGGTTCCCATAGCCCTTTCGGATTCGTGTGGCAGATAGCCAGCGCGACAGGCTGGAGCGTGGACTACATACTCCACGGCGTGAACTACCAGACCCTCATCATGATGCTGTGCGACGCCCCACGTTACATCAAGAAGAAAGCCGGCAGACCCGACAGCGGCAAGACCGCCGAGGAGGAAGCCGAGGACATCGCAGGATTTTTTCAAAGTAAACTGAATTGAAAGCATGAGCAAGCCAGTAGAGATAGAGTTCCTGATGAAGGACAAACTGAGTGACGGTATCGACAATGCCAACGCGCATATCGGCACCCTCATAGACAATGCCAAGAAAGCGGCCGAACTGGTGAACGCCAAGATAGCCGAGCAGCACAAGGTCATTGACGGAGTGTCCGCGGACCTCAGCCGTATGGAGCGGCAGCTTGCAGGCATGAAACCCGGTACCGCCCAGAAGGAACTCGCTGCCGATGTCATGGCTTGCCGTAAGGTGCTGGACGAGGAGCGGAACACCCTCGTCTATCTGGAGAAACAGCACCGCCAGGCGGAAAAGGCCGTGTCCGACTTGGAGAAGGAGCATGGCAAGCTCTCCGAGTCCAGCACCACGGCGGCTGTGGCGCAGAAGACCCTTGCCGAGCGTATCGCCGAGAGCAAGGACCTGGTGAAGTACACCACCTCCTGCATCAAGGACCTGGAGAAAGCCTACAAGAACGCAGCCCCCGGTAATGCCCAGTCCGCAGCCCTTGCCGAACTCAACGCCGCCAAGAAAGCGTTGGAGGAAGAGAAGCTGATACTCGCCAGCCTTACACGCGAGCAGGAGGAAAACAAGGAGAGCAACAAGCGTCTGGCCATGCAGTTGCGCGAGTTGCAGGACGCGATGGCCAGAATGCGACTGGAGGGAAAACAGGACACGGAAGAGTACCGCGAGATGGCGGAGAATGCAGCCTTGCTGTCCGACACCATCGCCGACCTCCATACCCAGACCAAGATACTCTCCAATGATGATGCAAATCTGCAGGGATTCATGTCCGGCATCAGCGGTCTGTCCGGCATGTTTACCGCTGCTACCGGTGCCGTGTCGCTGTTCGCCTCCGAGAACGAGAACCTCGCCAAGATACAGGCGCGGGTGCAGTCCGTCATGGCTGTCACTATGGGTCTGCAGCAGGTGTTCAACACCCTGAACAAAGACTCCGCATTCCGACTGGTAACGGTGGTTAAGATGAAGAACCTGCTGACTGCGGCCAATACAAGACTGGCGGCGGCACTCGGCATTTCCACTGCGGCGGCATCTGCACTTATGGCGACCCTCACGATGGGCTTGTCTGCTGTCATTACCGGTCTGATAGTCCTGTTCAACAAGTACAGCGATGCTCAGGAAGAGGCACGGCAGAAAGCGCAGGAACTCATCGAGGTGGAGAGCGAGGGCAGGGCGCAGATGATAAAGACCCGTTTCGAGATAAACAACACCATTCGCGAGCTGAAGGAGTTCACCGGCAGCAAGGAGGAGGAAAAGAAGAAGACCGAAGAACTGAACCGCAAGTACGGCGAGGCTTTCGGTTACTACGACACCGTTGCCGAGTGGTACGATGTCCTCACGCAGAAAGCTGCCGACTATATCCAGATGCTCTTCCTGCAGGCCAAGGCACAGGCACTGGTCAACAAGGCAGTGGAAGCCGACGACAAGGTGAACAAGCTGAAGGCTACCGATGCCGATGATGTCGATGGCTCCATGGGGTGGTTCAAGAAGTCTCTCCTCTATTTTGCACAGAGCGAGACCAACGGCCAGATAGACGCGTCGGCCATCATCAAGGAGGAAAACGAGAAGAACAAGGAACAGGCCATCGCCGATGCCGAGAAACTCCGTGACGACCTGCTCAAACAGGCGGAGGACCTGACCAAGGAAATGGGCGAGATAGGCAAGAACAGCAATATCGGCGGCCATTCCAAGCCCGAACACAAGCCGACCGGCGGAAACGGTGACAAGGACAGGCAGAAAGAACTGGAGCGTGAGAAAGCTGCCGAACAGAAACGTGCCGAGGAACTTGCGCGACTCCGTCAGGAGAACGAGCAGGAAAGCATCGACCAGATGGCTGAGGGCAGTGCCAAGCGAATCCGGCAGATAAAGTTCAACTACCAGAAAGAGGAATCCGAGATAAAGGCGCAGGAGGTCAAGTGGCGCGATGCGCAAGGCGGCAACCTCACGGAGGAGCAGGGTGATGCCCTTGCGGAACGGCTACGGCTGGCACAGGAAGAACAGCGCAAGGGGCTGGAGGAAATCGACAAGGAATCCCTGAAGAACGAACTCCAGGCCATGGTGGACTATCTGCGCGAGTATGGTACGCTCCAGGAGCAGAAATACGCCATCGCCAAGGAATACGCCGAGAAGATACGCGAGGTGAATGAGGGTGAAGGCACGGCGGAGGAGAAACGGTGGCAAGTCCGCAAGCTCGAAAAGGAGCGTGACGCTGCCGTCAGCCAGACCAATGCCCAGAACCTCGCCTTGAACATAGACTGGAGCACCACCTTCGAGGGCGTTGGCAACGTGCTCAAAGACGTGGCTAAAGAGACACTCGCCAAGATAGAGGAGTACATGCAGACCTCAGAGTTCAAGAAACTATCGGCGGAAAACAAGAAAGTATATACCGACCTTCAGGCGAAACTGAAGGACGAGACCGGCGGCAACAGTACCAGCGCCTTCAACTTCAAGATATGGGGCACAATCGCCGAGAACGTGAAGACCTATCAGGACAGCGTGCGCACGCTCCGTGAGAAAACCGACGCCCACACGCAGGCCGTGGCCGATTTGGAACAGGCGCAACAAGACCTTGCAGACGCCACCGACGATGCCTCAAAGGAAATCGCGCAGAAAGCGGTGGACATAGCGCAGGGCAAGGTCGATGCGACGGCAGCATCGCAGAACGAGGCGCAGGAGGCCAGCGACAAGGCACGGAAAACCCTCACCGACAACACCAACGCGGCGGCACAGGGCATCAAGAACTTCACCGGCTACCTGAACGAGATGTCTGACGGCTCGCTGTACGGCTTTGCCAACGGCATCACCAAACTTATCACCTCGCTTTCCAAAGGCTCTGACGGCATCGGCAAGTCGTTGGGGGAACTGGGTGGCAAGATAGGCGGCATCGTCGGTGCCATACTCCAGATACTTGACGCGCTGGGCGATGACCCGAAAGGCTTTATCAACGATCTGCTTGACAAGGTGGCCGACACGATAAACAAGGTGGTGGAGGAACTTCCCGAAATCATCATCGATGTCATCAAGGACGTGGGCAACATCGTGCAGGGACTGCTCAGCGGCATTGCCGGGTGGTTCGGTATTGATGACCTTTTCGGACTGAACGGTAATGAGGCGGAGGTGAAGAAGACCATAGAGAATCTGACCGAGCGCACCGAACTCCTGCAGAACGCCATCGAGGACCTGACTGACGTGATGGAGAAAAGCTACGGTCAGAAAGCCACCGATGCCTACGAGCAAGCCAAACGCAACCAGGAGGAGACCAACGCCAACTACCTGGGCATCGCGCAGGCACAGGCAGGCTACTGGAAGCACCACCACAGCTGGAACTACTACTGGAACGGCTTTTCCGATGACCAGACGGCATGGATAAGGCAGAACGTGAAGGAGAACTTCGACGGCAGCATCTGGAGTCTTACACCGGAGGAGATGAAGAAACTCCTCTCCAATGTGGATATAGCCGAGTACATCAAGAACACCGGCAAGGGCGGTTATGGAAACGATGTGCTGGACAAACTGCAGGACTATGCGGACCAGGCTGGAAAAATAGAGGAACTGACCGACAGTTGGTGCGAGACCATAACCCAGATAAGTTTCGACAGCATGAAGGACAGTTTCATCTCCAACCTGATGGACATGAAGAAAACCTCCAAGGACTTTGCCGAGGACTTCGCGACGGACATGCAGAAAGCCCTGCTGAGCTATTCCATGGAAGACCTCATCAACGGCAAGTTGAAACAGCTGTATGATGATTGGGCGCAGCTCATATCCGACAAGAACGGCGAACTGACGGAAAAGGACATCGAGGACTTCAACCACCGTTATGACGAGATTGTGGCGGAAGGGCTGAAACGCAGGGACGAGTGGGCGAAGGTCACCGGCTACGAGGACACGGGCGGCACAAGCCAGAGCGCGAAATCCGGAGGCTTTACCGCCATGACGCAGGACCAGGGTACGAAACTGGAGGGCATGTTCACCAGCGGACTGCAGCACTGGTCAAGCATGGACGAGCGTCTGGAGACCGTGGCCGACCGCATGAACCTTGCCGAGAGCCATCTGGCACGGATAGCCGAAAATACCGGCACGAGTGCGGGACATCTTGGCGAGATAAAGGAGGACATCAGGAAAATAGTAAGGGACGGACTAAAAGTAAAATGACATGGACAAGATACTTGGAGGGCTGGTGCTGGTGAACGGCACCGACATCTGGAAAGAATACGGCGTGTTCCTCGTAGAGGACAAACGAGGCGGAATGGATAACCTCACCGCCATACTCACCCCGAGCAAGACGAAGAAGGACACCGCCGTGAGCATACGCGAGGAGCAGGGCGAGAAATACTCCGCCACACTTACACCGAGAAACGAGCCGAGGGACATCACGCTCAACTTCGCCCTGTATGACAAGACACAGGCGGGTTGGCTGCGGAAATACTTCTCGTTCATCAATTTCCTGAAACAGGGCAAGGGCGGCTGGCTGGACATCGTATTCACGCAGCTTGACCTTACCCTGCATGTGAAATACAGCGAGAGCCCCAAGTTCACACCGCTCACCTACCTGTGGAAGGAGGGTGTGAACGCCGGCAAGTTCAAGGTGAAGTTCCGCGAGCCTGTCCCCATCATCTAATGACATTCAAACAGCATTCCTATATGGTTCTGACGATATACGACAAATACGGCACCGCCCGGACGGACATCTCGCCCGGTGACGGCAGCACCCAGCAGAAGGAGGTTCAGGGCGACAACGTGCTGACGCTCTCCTTCACCCATTACGAGCACATACCCCTCGATGTGAACGACTATGTGGACTTTGAGGGCGAGCGCTACTGGCTCACCGAGAAATACGCCCCTGCCCAGAAGAGCGATGGCGAGTGGTCGTATGATGTGAAGTTTTACGGCATTGAGAGCCTAATAAAGCGTTTTCTCGTGTTGGAGACCACCGACAACAATGCCGAGCCCGTGTTCACCCTCACCGCCACTCCGAGAGAGCATGTGGCGATGGTGGTGAAGTGCATCAACAACGGCATGGGGCACACCACCGACTGGAAGGTGGGGCAGGTGGACGGCACCGACCTCATTGTCATCGACTACGAGGGCAAGTACTGCGACGAGGCGCTGAAGGAGATAGCCGAGAAAGTGGGCGGCAGTGCCGAGTGGTGGGTGGAAGGCCAGACCGTGAACATCTGCAGATGCGAGCACGGCGAAGAGATAACATTGGGTTACGGCAGGGGACTGACGAGCCTTGAACGTGACACCGGCAACACCAACAAGTTCTACACGCGCCTGTTCCCGATAGGCAGCACCCGCAACATCGATGCGGAGAAATACGGCCACAGCCGTCTGATGCTGCCCGGCGGTCGTCAGTATGTGGAACTGCACACCGACGAGTACGGCATCTATGACCACTACGAGAAAGACGCGTTCAGCGGCATCTATCCAAGACGCACCGGTGAGGTGAGCAGTGTGCGCAGCGAGAATGTCAAGGACGATGACGGCAACGCGTTCACTATCTACTACTTCAGGGACGACACGCTGAACTTCGATCCCAACGACTATGAACTGGCAGGCGAGACCAAGCGCGTCTCGTTCCATGACGGTGAGCTTGCCGGGCTCGGTACCGATGACGACCACTATTTCGAGGTGAACTTCGACAGCAAGACACGCGAGTTCGAGATAATCACCATCTGGCCGTATGACGACGACACCCAGCTGCCCGGAGGAAAGCTCGTGCCCAAAGTGGGCGACCACTATATCCTGTGGAACGTGCGCATGCCCGACGAGTACTACCCGATAGCGGAGGAGGAGTTCCTGAATGCGGTGGAGAAGTACAATGCCGAGCACTGGAAGGACATCAGCGTCTATAAGGCTCCGACCGACCATGTGTGGGTGGAGGAGAACAATGCCGTGCTCCATGTCGGCAGGCGTGTCCGGCTTGTGAGCGACAAGTATTTCCCGGAAAACGGCTACAGGCAAAGCCGTATCACCAAGATAACGCGCAAGGTGAACCTGTCAAGCCAGATGGACCTGGAAATCAGCGATGCCCTGCAGACTGGCGCACTTGACAAGGTGAACGACAGCATCGGTGAGCTGAAGAACTATACCAAGTCCAGGACGGAGGGCGCGGCCCTGCCCGACATCATACGCTCATGGGACGACACGCAGCCGACCGACAACAACCTGTTCTCCGCAAGACGGAGCCAGCAGGAGTTTCTGAGCAAGAAACGCAACGACCGCACGAAGGGACGGATAACCTTTGAGCAGGGCGTGGTGTTCGGGCAGGAGGAGAACGGGCGCGTCGATGGCAAGGGCAATGCCGATTTGCTCACCCTCGTGGTGCGTGAGTTGTTACGCAGCGCCAACTATGACGGTGGCGGCATGACAGACAACGGCTGGCGAATCGGCCTTGACGAGGACCTGCTTTCGCACCTGATAGTTGACAAGATAACCGTGAGGCGAGTGATGAATGTCTTTGAGCTGCTGATAAACAAGGTGCGCAGCGTGGGCGGACAGATTTGCGTCAGCGCGGCCAACGGCAAGATAAAGACGGTGCAGGAGCAGGGCGACTACTGGCACATCACATTCGAGCAGGAGAACACTTTCGTGGCGCACGACCTGATGCGCTGCCAGGTGTTCACCGGCACATCGCAGAGAGCCTACTGGGTGGAAGTGGCCGGCACTGTGAATGGTGGCATACTTGTGGAGAAATCCGAGTTTGAGACCTCACAGCCCGAAGAGGGCGACGAGTGCGTGCTTATGGGCAACACCGAGACAGTGAACCGCCAGAACCTCGTCCTCATATCCGCCTCGGAGGACGGACACCCGAGAGTGGATGTGCTGGACGGAGTGAACGCCAAGAACTTTGACCACGCCCTGCGTGCAAGGCTCGGCAACCTTGACGACATCAAGGACGACCGTTTCCCCTTGGATAACCAGCCGAAGGGCAACGGACTGTATGCCGACAACGTGTATCTGCGCGGCACGTTCCTGCTCTCCACCGGCGAGGACATCAAGACCAGACTGGAGATAACGGAGGGCAAGGTGCAGAGCGCCATCGACAGCGTGCGGAACGACTTTCTGAGCGAGAAAGGCTATCTGAACAACCCCACATTCACATCGGGGCTGGAGAAATGGAACTCAGAGAACGAGACCGTGTTCTTCCTTGTCGGCAACAAGTGGATATGGGCCAATGGCAATGTGCTTTCCAAGAAAGGCGACGGCGCAAGCGTGGTCACAGACATGGGGCGCACGGTGGTACGCATACGCAACAAGTACATACTGCAGAAGCATGGGAACCTGCGCTATGTGCCCACGTTCCCGACCAATGACGAGGGACAGAAAGAAGCCATGCCTGTGTATCTGACATTCTTCTACCGCTGTGCCAAGGCCGGCACGTTGAAGGTTCGCTTCGAGAATGTGGACAAGACAGGCTTCGCCAATTTCAACAGCATGGAGATAAACGAGGAAATCGCGGAGACCGACGGCTATGTGCAATATACCGGCAACGGCCTGTGGAACGGTACCGGGGACTTCCGTCTGGAGTTTGACGGTGACATCTACATGTACATGCTGGTGCTCAGCACCGACAAGTACGAGGCGCTGACACACCGTTACCGCACATTGTTCGAGCAGAGCGAGCGGCTTGTGAAAATCTCCGCTGCCGTGTTCGACAAAGACGAGAATATGCTGGAGGAGACAGGGCTTATCACCACATCCAAGGTGTCGGGTCTGTACGCCATCGACGGGGACGGCAACCTGAAGTCTTTTGTCGGAGCAGGACAGGACGGTGTGAAGATAAAGGCATCAAATATACAGTTGGAGGGACTTGTAACCGCCAATGATAATTTCAAAATACTGGAAGATGGTAGTGTTGAGACAATCAAGGCTACTATCGGACAGTCATTATTGAGGGACGTAAGAATAAACGGAGCTATCCGTACCCCATTTAGAGACGGTAATTATGCACTCTCGGCGGATGGCCCGATAGTCGTTTCGACATTCGGTCTCCAGAACAATAACAATATAATCATACCGGGAGGCGGTGACGGTTGGTACACGGCATTTACCGTTCCCTTCTCTTCTGATTTTAACGGATTCCGCGCGATGGTCCTGAACTATCATTGGAATAACGAACGGACAGCCGGACCAATTGCAGCAACGGCTCCATCTGGTTTTTATTTCTATGAAGATGGTGAGCCGTTGACAACCCTTATAGTAAACGCATACGAAGCCGTTGAAATGATAGGCGTTGGAGAAGGTGAGACGTTTAAGGGGTGGCTTGTATTGAACAGACGTTTGTTCAACTACGGCGATGCTTCCGGACCACTCAAAAGCATCGGTGAAGGTTTTGACTTGAAAGCGATGTACCTTGGAAAGGTGGAATTTACCAATGGCACTCCGAGCCTTGTAAGGCAGAAGCGATGGAACAGGAATATATATGATAACGAAAATATAAATCTATATATATCCTATCCTTCGAAAGGAGACAAGTATGTGACAGTACACTTCCCCAGCGGTACATTTTCCTCTGCAGACAAGTACGAGGTGATGCTGACAGGTTTTAACGATGCAGGAGCGAATATATACGCTTGTGTGTCCGCAAAAACTGCTGACTCTTTTACCGTCTATACGGGTGATGACGAGACCTTCAATGCTGGCGGTTTTACCTTTATGGTACTTGGTACATGGTTTTGGACTTAAAGAATAAAGATATGAAAAGATTGAATTTTAAGGAATTTGGCATATATACCGGAATTTGCAGGAAGAACCGGCAAATCGGTGATGCCCGTGAAAGTTTTGCCGATTTGCTGTATCTGCATGCTAATGGTATCCGTGCCCATGCCCTTGCCTTGAAGATATATAGGAGCGATGGTTTTGTGGAATATACGGGCGATGAAATAGCCTTGATTCGCGAGACGGCGTACAAGTATTGCCTGCCCAATTTCATAGACGGACTGAACGAGCAGTTGGATAATAACCCTAACAACGAATGATATGACAGACGAGGAGAAGAAAACAGTCGTTCAGGAAGTCCTGAACCAGATAAAGACAGACAGTCAGAGCGTGGACGAGCTGGAAACAGCCACCTCGCTTGACAGCGTGAACTCACTACCGGCCATGCAGGGAGAGAAAGTTGTCCGTGTGCCAGTGTCCCTGCTTGCGAAACCTGCGGAAGATGCGGCCAAGACAGCAAAAGCAGCCGCTGCCACGGCGGACGCGTCATCGAAAGCGGTCGTGACAGTGGCACAGCAGGCCAAAGACGCAGCAGATGTGGCTTCGAGTGCTGCACGCACGGCCAACAATTCGGCCATGCTTGCCGATGCAGCCACGGCAAAACTGAATGATGCCATTGCGGCAGCCAACACCCACCCGGTGGTGCTGGCGAACAGCCTTGTCGGTGATGCCGACCGCATATTCAGTGACTGGTCTGAAGCGATGGAGACCATTGCCGGCAACGAGAGCACCGGTGGTGAAAAAGTGTTCACCACCGGCTGCGTGATGATATTCAGAAGTGCGGACGGCTGGGAGTCCTGGCAGTTCACCGGTGATCCTGGCAACGATCTCCATGATGCAGAAAAATGGCAGGAATATGCCACAGGCGGCAGTGGCGGAAACACCTATAACGTGACAGAGGAAATACCGCCTGAGAGCGGTTACTACACATTGGCGACCGCCATCGTTGCCGTGGAGGAGAAGAAACGCGCCAAGGGACGCTGCATCACCTACGAGACGGCACAGGGCAAATGGGAGACCAAGCAGTTCATCGGCACGAGCCTTGACAGTTGGGAACAGGCGGCGAGCTGGGAGGACTTCGGCGGTGCGGGCAACGTGAAGAGCATTTCTGTAAACGGAAAGAAACAGGCGATAGACAACACAGGAAACGTGAACATCACCATCAACGAGACGGAGGTGGACGAGAGCCTGAACACTAACTCCACCAATCCTGTGCAGAACGCGGCCGTGGCCGCCAAACTTGCAGAAGTCGAAGCCAATACCATATTCGGAGGCAGTGCCGAACTGAGCGACGACGAGAGCACCGTGCGTGTGACGCTGACCAACAAGAGCGGTGCGGAGGTCGTAGGTCTGGACATACCGGCAGGAAAAGGCGGCGGTGGCGGAGATGCCTCCACCACCAAAATCGTGCTGACGGCAGAGACTGACAAGTCTGTCATCAAGGAAGGCGACAAGGCCACACTCACATGGTTCTACGACCACCAGTACAGCAGCGGCGACGAGAAGGGCACATCAACGGGGCAGAAAGCCATCGTGGAGATACAGATGAAGCGTGGCGCGACGCTGATGTATTCCGATACACAGCAGGACGTGAGCAAGGGTACCTATACGCTGGATCTGACTAAATACCTTCTTTTAGGCACGACGGACATCTATGTGAAGGCCACCACCACCGACCCGACCACAGGCAAGACGCAGACCAAGCAGAGCTATGTGAGCGTGAAGGCGGTGACCCTTGCCTTGAGCAGTGGTTTCAACATCGCCGAGTGCATTGCAAAGGGTGGTTATGGCGTGAGCGAGAACGTGGGCATACCCTATGCCGTAAGCGGAAGCGGCACAAAGACCGTGACTCTCTATGTGGACGGCATACAGAAAGATTCCGTTTCCGTCACAAGGAGCGGCACCACCAACGGCAGTTTCACGCTCTCCATGTCCGGGCTTGCCGTCGGCAGGCATACCGTGCAGATGGTGGCCGAGATGAAGGCAAGTGAGGAACTGACACTGAAGAGCGAGAGCATCTATTTCGACATATTGAAGACCGGCAGCAGTGCCCCATATATCGGAACCAAGATAATGTTCAAGGACGGGCGCATCTTTACGGCAGACCATCTCACCCCGACCATCGATACGGGGCAGTATGAGCAGATGATGTTCGACTTCGTGGCTTACGACCCCACGGCAACCCCTGCGGGCATGAGCGTGTGGAGAGACGGCATAAGGACGCAGACGGTGAGTGTGCCGAGAACGACGCAGGTATATACAAACCGTTTTCTGGAGCAGGGCGATGTGGCGATGGTGCTGAAGTGCGGCACTACGGAATACAAGCTGAACGTGAAGGTGACGGAGAGCGGCATTGACCTGAGCGAGGCGACAGCCGGACTCGTACTGAAACTGACGGCAGCCGGCAGAAGCAACAGCGAGAGCAACCCTGCTGAATGGCGTTATAACGACGTTCAAACGGTGTTTGAAGGTTTTGACTGGCAGAGCAACGGCTGGACGGGCGACGCGCTGAAACTGACGAACGGGGCGAATGTAGAAATCGGGTACAAGCCTTTCGGCAACGACGCGACCACCACGGGCGCAACCTACGAGATGGAGCTGACATGCACGAACGTGACCGACCGCAGGGGTACGGTGGTGGACTGCATGACCGGCGGCGTGGGCTTCAGACTGACGACGCAGGAGGCATTGATGCGGACGGGCGCAGGTTCGGAAGTAGGCACTAAGTTCGCAAGCGGTCTGACCCTGAAGATAGCCTTCGTGGTGCAGGAGAAGAAGGGCAACCGACTGATGATGCTGTATGTGAACGGCATCCTATGCGGTGCGAAGCAGTATGCTTCGACGGACTCGCTGCTCCAGGCAGAACCGACGAACATCAGGATCACGAGCGAGAGTGCGGATGTAGAGGTGCGGAACATGCGTGTGTACAACCGTGCATTGGGTGATGATGAGGAGCTGTCGAACTATATGGTGGACCGTCCGACAAGCGACGAGATGGTGGTGCTGTTCGAGAAGAACCAGGTGATGGACGACGAGGGCACTGATGTCGATATAGACAAACTGCGTGCGATGGGCAAGAGCGTGATGAGGATCGTGGGTGACGTGAACCTTGTGAACCAGACGAACAACAAGAAGTTTGAGGTTCCGGTGGACATCTACTTCTACTCTGCCTACGGTAAGGAGTATGACTTCATCATCTACCAGTGCGGACTGAGAATACAAGGCACCTCATCGACGACCTACCCGAGAAAGAACTACCGCATCTACTTCAGCCGCTCGACGAAGTACGGCACTAAGCTGTATGTGAACGGTGTGGAGGTCGCGGACTTCAAATATTCGTTCAAACCAGGTGCAAGACCGATAGACATATTCTGTCTGAAGGCGGACTTCTCGGACTCTTCATCTACGCACAATACGGGTGCGGTGAGAGTGGTGAACGACATCTGGAAGAGATGCGGCTGGCTGACTCCGCCACAAATGGCCTACAAGGGCAACTATGATGTGAGAATCGGCGTGGACGGTTTCCCGATAGATTTGTTCTACGACAACAACGGCACGGGTGAGAACGTGTATCTTGGCAAGTACAACTTCAACAACGAGAAGAGCGGCAGCGGCATCATCTACGGCTTTGAGGGTATCGAGGGCTTCAATGACGAGGCTGCACTGAAGGGCGAGCGCAACAAGTGTATCTGCCTGGAGTTCCTGAACAACTCGGAGACATTGTGCCTGTTCGGTACGAGCAACATGGACACGTTTGACGATGCTCTGGAGTTCCGCTTCAAGGCCGACGACACATGGGCGACGGCGCATGAGGACGACAAGGCGGCAGTGAAGCGCCTTTGGGAGTGGATATACTCGTGCAAGGGCAACCCGACGAAATTCCTGAACGAATATGCGGAATACTTCGGCAACGACTCGCCATTTGCATGGTATCTGATAACGGACTACTTCATGGCTGTGGACAACCGCGCGAAGAACATGATGCTCGTGACGTGGGACGGCAAGATATGGTACTTCATCCCATACGACATGGACACGGTGTTCGGTGAGCGCAACGACTCGGTTCTGAAATACGACTACACGATAACGTGGGAGACGATGGACGAGAGCATCGGCTCGTATGCGTTTGCAGGACACGACTCCGTGCTGTGGGAACTTGTGAGAGGCTGCCCGGACAAACTGAGGGAGGTGGCAGACAAGCTGCGAAGCACGATGTCGCTGGAGTATGTGCTGAAGGTGTTCAATGAGGAGATGATGGGCAACTGGTGTGAGCGCATCTACAACAAGGACGGCATCTACAAGTACATCAAACCGCTGACGGAGGGTGTGACGACGGCAGACGGCACTACGAGTTACTATGACTATCTCTATGCACTCCAGGGCAGCCGATATGCCCACCGCACCTATACCATCCAGAACCGCTTTGCATTGCTGGACAGCCAGTATGTGTGCGGAACATACAGAAAGGACAGTTTCGCAGCCTACTTCGGCTATAAGTTCGGGAGTGACAACCGGAAGATAAGAATCACGGCGAGCGAGCGGTATTTCTTCGGGTACGGCTACACGAGCGGTACTCCGCACGAAAGCGCAGTGCTTGCGGAGGACACGGGAAGTCAGGTGGAACTGACGCTTGACACGGACCTCATCGTGAATGACCCGCAATACATCTACGGTGCGAGCCGCATCATGGGGCTTGACCTGACGGACGTTAGCCATGCCATACTCCAGACTCTGAACTTGAACAACTGTTCCGCCCTGCGGACGCTTGACGTGAGCTGCGGCCAGACACAGACAACGCTGAACGCATTGCTGGTGAACGGTTGCCGAAACTTGCGTACTCTGAATATGACCGGCTTGAAGTCAGGCAGCTTCATAGGCATAGACTTGAGCAACAACACGAAGCTGGAGACACTGAAGGCAGGCAAGACAGCCCTGACCGGCGTGAACTTCGCACAGGGTGCTCCGCTGACGAGCGTAACGCTCCCGGCAACGTTGCAGACACTGGAACTGCGCTATTTGGGCAAACTGACGACCAGCGGTCTGACGCTTGAGGGCACAAGCAACATCAACAGACTTGTGGTTGACAATTGTCCGGGTGTGGACTGGCAGACGCTGCACGCAAGGTGCGGAAACGTGAAATACCTGCGTGTGACGGGCATTGACATGGAAGGCGACGGCAGCCTGCTGGCCTCACTGATGCAGACGGGCGGTGTGGACGAGAATGGCGGCAATGTGGAGAGCTGCCGACTGGTAGGCACATACCGGCTGACCCGTTACGTTGATGATGAGACCTATGCTGCATACATCGAGCACTACCCGGAGTTGAACATCGAGCAGCCTGAATATACAATGCTGGAGAGCGACGAGAGCGTGGCAGACGACGCAAATCTCTCGAACTTGGATAACGGCACGGGCTATAAGTACGGCAACGACTACAAGCCAAGCGGCCATGTGGCAGCGATATTGAAGAACCGCCACAGAGTGCTGGCGAAGGTGACAAAGAAGGCGACCACGAGGAACGTGAACATGGCGAATGTCGATACCGTGGTGAACAATCTGGACGGCGAGATGACTTACATGGAGCTTGACGATAAGGACAGCACCAAGTATGCCGACGGAACCCCTGCCAAACTTGACGGCAGCGAGGGCGACCTGATGATGCACGAGCCTTTCTTCTGGAGCAAGGGCATCAATGACTTCTTGAACAGCAAGGACTACAGCTGCTACAGCTCGAAGGACAAGGATCACATGCCGGCTGTGCCGAATGTGGACGTATTGACGCTTGATGACATCAAGGCGGTGCAGGGCGGTTACACTAAAGGCAGGAAAGTGATGAGCGGCAGAGACACCATAACAAATGCCATGAGTACGGACAGCTCTTATTCGGTGTGCGTGGTGGATGTGTCGAAGCACAAGCGTGTTCGCTGGCCGAGTGTGCCAGGCACGAACCTTGTGGGCAGCGCATTTGCCGACGTGAACGGCAATGTGGTGAAGAGCATCGTGGTGCCAACGCTGGGTAACAGATTTGAGGCTGGCATGTATCTCATCAGCGATGTGCCTGAGGGAGCCAAGACTTTGTACTTCTCTATATTGAACACAGCCGAGTTTGACAAGGTGGTGCTTTCCAACAGCAGCAAGATAGAGGATATGGAGCCTGAATGGTTTGCGAACGATGAGCATCTGTGCGCTGTAGTGGGCAGTTCTGTAGTTGGCAGCAAGCTGCGTGCCTGCATAACGGGCGGCAGCACTACAGCAAGCATGACATGGACGGACTTCCACTATTACAGCGTGCAGAGGGGTATGCAGCAGATTGACGCTCTGATGCACTTCCGCATTGCGAACCTTGCATACGCAAAGTATGGCAGGAGGAACATGCAGGAGCAGTGCGGCGCAGGTTCGCATACAAATATGCGCACAACTGGCGGTACGATGTCGAGAGGCATGCAGGACACCATAGGCTATGAGGGCGCAAAGGCAATCACCCCGAATGTGACAAACAGTCTGGTGGATGAGAACAGAGTGCACCAATATGCCTGGTATGTGGACAAGGACGAGTATGGTGCAGCAAAGGTGACGCAGGTGAACAATATCTGCTGCCTGGGCTATGAGGACATCTACGGACACAAGTATGACATGATGGACGGTGTGGACTTGCCGAACACGAGCGGCAATGAGGGCAAGTGGCGCATTTGGATGCCCGACGGCAGCACGATCATGATAAAGGGTACGACGAATAGCGGTAACTGGATAACGGCGGTGGCTCATGGAAGGCTGATGGCGGTAGTGCCGGTAGGCTCGATGAATGGCTCGTCGAGCACATACTATTCAGACTTGTACTGGATAAGCACAGCCACGGGCCGTGTGGTCTATCGTGGCAACAGCTACGCGGGTCCGTATGGCGGTGTTTCGATGTCGAATGCGTGCTACGATTCCTCGAATACGTACACGAGCATCGGTTCTCGTCTGGCCTTCCGCGGCAAACTCGTGAGGGCGCAAAGCGTGGCTGCGTATAAGGCGTTGAGCGAGGCAGCGTAA